ATGGGTAGCATTACCCTCGCCGGCCGACAGATATTCATTCTCAACGAAAACGACAGATACCCAGAACCTCAGCAGAACAGCCCTCCGATGTTCGCAATCCGCGAAGACGAGGAGCAGCAGCACTGGCTTTATGTTTGGCATAAGGGGGGCTGGCCGCTCGTGTCAGATGTACCGTTTCAGACTCAAGGTAAAGCCGTTGATGCGGCCATAGCGTTTAATTTTGATGTGCTTTACAAGTGATAGGTGCTGCCCCTGCCGATGTTCAACCTTACTGAACACTACGAGGCCGGCGACGGGGCAGCCGATTTTAGATAGGGTCAACGTTCCCATTTTCAAGGGCCGCGGTTTCCTCCCCGGGTTCAGGTGTTACTTCAACTTCGCGTACAGGCATTTCCAGGCGCAGATCAATCCAACGCCCGGCCGGAATATCCATCGGTTCACCGACCACAATCGCGGCTGTGTCGATGTCAAAGCGGCGTTTGCTGACCTTCACATAGATTATGCCATCCTTGCCGGTGTCGGCTGATACGAAGCATAGGCGGTTGCCGTTCACGTCCTGAGGTACTTCGATGTTCCAGCCCTCTTCCGCAAAACCTAATGCGCCGGTGACTTTGTAAACGCCAGTGGAAACCCGCTCAGCTGATACTCCTGCCGCTTCACCGTTCACCGCCGCGCAACCAGAGAGTGAAAAACCGCCAGAGAGATAGTCGTCTTGCATTGATTCTGGGGAGCCGGACAACCTGGCGATCGGCGAGGCTGCCTTCAGGAACCCATTCCCGTCAACTGTAACGTTATAATCTGAGTAAGTGTTTTTTATTGCGTAGGCTTTATAACCTGCTGGCTGGCTTGCCTGCCATTTGTATTCGGCCATCGGCACAACGCCCCCCATTACCTGCCCATCAACGTTGCCAATCAATGTAACACTCGGCACGTTAAATGCCGGACCTGAAATCCACAGTTCCCATTGCGCGGTAGTTTCATTGAATGCAGCACCAACCTCGATATCCGAAGCTCCCGGAGTTACGCCGAGAGAAAGAATTTCTAGCCCACGGGCATGCAATGCCGTCGTTGTCGCTCCACGCCCGCTGAAGTAAACATATTTTACATCCATCCCCGGCAAGCCATAGTTACGACCACCAACAATTGCAAAATGAACGCCTATCGAACCTGTTGCTGTGATAATACTGGTAGCGATTTTACAATAGCGTCTCGCTCCAGTGGGGCCCTGAATACGTGGAGGTACAACTTGCCCATACTGTCCGTTTTTTATTGCGGATGCCAGAGTGCCAGCCGCATTGTTTTCACTGATTTTTGCCGCCGCTGCCGAAGCCGCTGATTTGTCGGCAGACAAAGCCGCCTCAGCTCGCAGGCGATCGACAGTTTGCACTATCTCTGGCGTGATATCACTTTCACCTGAACGACGCAGGAAATCATTGAGTGTACCGGGTAGGGAGTCGGTATAAACCTCTATAGTGCCCACTCGTTCCGGCTGTGCGCCATAAACTGACACAATCACCTCGTAGGCACCTGGCTCAACATTTAGCGAATACCGGCCCGTATCATCGGTGACAGATTGCGACTTCGCTAAATTCAACACCGTGGAAGAAGTTTTCATCGAGCGCATCGTAATCGTTACGCCAGAACGAGAATCGCCGTAAGGTCCCTTTAGTACGCCGCTGATTAATACCATTATTTATTTCTCCTTCAGTAAATTCAATTCGGTATCAAGGCGGGAGATTAACCGCCCCTGCTCTTGAATAGCCTTAAGTGCAAGATTCAATAGGTTTTGGATGTCTGGATATTTGTATGAATCCTCACCAATTGTCTTTCTTATAAGTTCATCAGAGATTAACTCCAGTTCTTGCGCAATAAGGCCACAGCTTGAACTCATTTTATCAGGCGCGTTCGGAGCATCTTGCGTATAGTCAAAACTGACAAAATTCATTTTTTCCACAATGGAAAGTGCGTAATTATCCGGGGCAGGTGCAATATTTTCCTTGAATTTTATATCGCAAGAACCGCCTGGGTTACTCGCCGAATAAACTCTAACACCATTCTCCTGAAGCAGATATCCAGACTCTGTTGTCACGGCTTTGTTATTGCCATTTATTGAGAATGAAATATCCAGCACAGAACCTGCTGATGGACGATTTGACATAAAAGATAAATATGAAAAACCAGTATCACCAACAGCAACAGAAATTCTAGATTTTAACTGATTGGAACCACTCTCTGCTTGCCAAAACCCAATAGTTTGAGCGACTTTAGCCCCTTGATTCCTCAGATTAATGTCGTTAAATTTATCTACTTGTAGAGCATTAGTTATACGAGAGTCATTGCCAGCTGCCACTGTCCCCGCAGTAGTTCCGACATCACGAGACGCCGAGTTGCCGAGGTCGCTTTTATTGGCCTTTTTATCGACTTCTGTTTTATCCGCCTTCAAATTCAATGCAGCGGTAAAACTATTCCAGGCCGGGCCGGTGTAAGTGCTGCCGTCAGGCAATGTCACCGTAATGTTTCCGGTGCCGCTGAATACCTGTTGCCAGTTGTTTTTATCGAGGTTCAGCCCGCGTAGGGCTTTGGCTGTCTCTGCGGCCAGCTGTGCGGTAATGGTGTTCATCGCGTCACGCGGTACGGCATACCATGCCGCGCCCGCCTGCGTTGGGCCGTCATAGGCTTTAATCAGCGTCGCCTGTGTGGCGCTATCAACGGTTTTCACCGGTAGCGTATACGTGACGCCGCCGACAACGCTCACGATGAAATCACCGGCTTTCAGCTCGGTATTGAACGCCGTTCCCGTACCTTTCACTATGGCGGAGTTGTTCGTTAGGGTAAGAGTGCCTGCGGGCATGATGCTCTCCTAAATCGTTGCATGAAAAAACCGGCTCAGTGGCCGGTTGTTAGAAATAATGGTCTGCGTTAATCACCATGAGCGGCATCTGTGACGAGTACCATCGGTTTGACGTATTCCACTGGGTCTGTATTCTTCTCCCTGATTCAGAACGCCAGAATTGGACGGCGCTGCCGTTAAACCGATAGCCGCAGCTGTAGTAGTTATAAACCCCGCCGCTACCTTGAGAGTCACCACGCATAAACGCATTAACGGCAAGGGGAATCATTGGCCTAGCTATCCCTGTATCGATTAAATCTTCGGGGTTCCTGCCGACATTCACCGAACGACCATCCCAAACTAACGGCTCTGTATCGCTGGTGAATGTGTTATTACCGGCAGCGTTCTTTATCACCATTCCGTAGCCGCTTGGCGTCGGTGGGTAATAACCGCTGTTCATAATGACCACTTTCACATTGGCTGTGGTTAACACTGCTTCACCGGAACCATTATCACGCGATACCGTTAATTCGTTATATTGCACAGCATGGTAAATAGAAACGCCGGGGTCATCGCACCGTACAAAGACAACCTTGGTGTTATCGTTTTGAACGACTGGCAATGTCCATTTGCCGTTAATCGTCACTTCCCCTTTCCACGCAACAAAGCCCAGCCTGGACGAACTGTTAATGCTCATCCAGTCCACCGAGTTTTGAATCATTATTCCATACGTGCCGGAAACTGATTGCGGCGGTTGAACCTGGTATATGCTGAACTCGGTAAAGAACGCCTGCTGATTTGCATTGGTAAAATCAACAATTATCCTCCCCCCATCGGTTCGCCATCCAGTAACCCCGCCGTAAGACGGGGGATTTGTCTGGCTGCCGAATATATACCCGGTCTGACCAACCAGAAAAACCGGGTTCCCAGCGACGTAATCAGGCGGAGTATAAATCTTTTGTTTATTGCCATCCGCCCAGGGTTCTTTATCGTTGGCTAACAGTGAAATGCTATTAACCGCCGCCAGCTCTTTGCCATTCATCCACAGGCCATACGCCACGTTACAACCTCCCCATTCTCACCCGCAGATTACCGCCAGCGTCATAAACATTAATCTGGTCGCCGCGTATCTCCATGCGCCCATTACCGTCGCCGCCGTTAATCTGGATTTGCCCGGCCCCTGCACCGCTTTTATCCATACGCCAACCGCTGGTCGCGCTGAAATTGTCGGACTGAATAAATCCACTGATTTTGGCGTTTGTGATTGCTGCATCCGCTATTTTCGCCGACGTGATAGAGGCGTTCTGAATGAAAGCATCGCTGATAAACACCTGGCCGTTAACCACAGCGAACGGCGAGTATTGCGTGTCGCCGCTGCCGCTCATCAGCACGAACTGATTGGCGTTGAAACCGATGCGAGTGATAACGGGTTTGCCGGTTTCCGCCAGCACGGCGATCGACATGCCCGCGTTGTAGAACACGCCGTTTACCCTCACACCGGCTTTCAGTGTGTGGATGGCCGTTGCGCCGTCAGCATCAACGGTTGCCGTCAGCTTGTCCTCAAGTACCGCTGTCACGTCGTCAATCTGCGCCTGCACCTGCGTAGACAGTTCGGCCAAGGCGTGATCGACTTCCGCTATCGTGGTTTTCACCACCAGAATATCAGCCCGCACCGTGCCGTACTGCGCCCACTGGTGCTCAACCGTCGCGTTGTTGGCCAGCGCGTTCTGGATGATAGCCTCAATGTTTGTGTCAATGTCGCCAGTGAGGCGGTCGCCGTCCTTGTCGGTAAGGAACCCATCGCCGATGCTCTCCAGGTAGTCTCCGGCATTAGCATTGGATTGCCCTTTAATCCAGCCTGTCCAGTCGCCCTGATTGCCGGTACGGTCTTGCAACCGCGCGCGGAACCAGAACTCCTGCCCCGCCTTCAACCCGGTCATGGTGTGCGTGTGCAGCGGGTACGGGATATCGGCCAGCAACATCGCGTTATTCCCGGCGGCGTTGTCCGCATACTGAATTTCGGTTTTCAGCGTGTCTTCGGCCCCGTCTGGGAATCCCCAATCGAGCTGGATACCCCACAGTAACGGAGATGCCTTGAAGCCGACCGGCACCGGCGGCTTGCCTTCTTTCCCCTTCAGGTAGGTTTCCGGGGCATTCGCCCAGATACTGGAAATCTCTGCCGCGTTTATGGCGCGCACACGGGCCTGATATCGGCCAGCGTAGATACCAGGCACTTCGAAGCCCTGCGTTGATGTTCTTGCCGCTGGTATCCAATTTCCGTTATCTCTCCGCCATTCAGCCTCGTAGGCAATAGCGCTCTCAGCCGGTTCCCAAGTTACACGTAGGGTGGTTACCGCGATATTCTGGTTGATAGTTGAGAAGCTGCTGATCGCCACATTCTTCGGCGGAGGTTGCACGCCCGGAGGAATAACCGTGATCGGGCGATCCTCGATGCGAGCGCCGGTATCGATACGCGCATATTTGTTCGGGTCATGCTCTATGGCTGTAATATCAAACGACACGCCATCTTCATTTTCTGTAACACCGGTAACACGGAATAGCTGAATCGCCAGATCGGAGGCATCAACAGCCCAGACGCATTCCGCCACAGGCACTTCGCTGTATTCAGTAGTGACCGTAACAATACGGCCATTTACCGATTGAATCGTGCGAGCTTGCGACTTACCCGATGGTAGGTTAACGATCAGGCGCTCACCCACTGCCGCCGATGACTCACGATCAAGGGTAATATTGCGGCCAGAAACGGCACTGATGCGGCCACCCAATGGCCTACCCGCCAGCGTTTCATCTGCCACACCGATGATATAACCAGGCAGCGGAATGTTACCGTCCATACCTACGGTAAAATTAATCACCCGATCTTTATCATTGGTCAGCAGCAACCAGCGACCACGGCGGATAGCTTCGGTTTCGCGGGTGCAACCGATCGCCGTAATGTCAGCCTGCTTGATGTTGTAGCGGCGGATAAGTGCATTTTCAAACACCGGCGCCACTGCGTCCTGATAGCCGTTTGCCGGGTCCGCCCAGCTGACCATCGCCATGCTGTAGTGCGTTTTCTCGCTGGCGCTGGAGTCTCGAAACTCCCCATCCTTCACGTTGGCGCGGGTGTAGGTGTAATCCAGATCGCGAGGCATATCAGCCAGCGCGTTCATGCTGTTCTTTGCCCAATAAGTCATGCCACGAAAGATGTTGGCGAAGTCGCGCAGAACCGTCCAGGCTTCTTCCTGTGACTGGATATAGGCATCACACAAGAAACGCGGCTCCAGCCCATCACCGCCCCGCCCATCCGGCACCAGCTGATCGCAATACTGAGCAATGGCGTACAAGTCGAATTTCGTCATCACCAGATTTTCGGCTTTGATACGCTCGCCGATGCTGTATCGGTCGTTAATCAGAAGATCGTAGAAAACCCACGCCGGATTATTTGTCCAGGCCCACTTAAACGAGCCGTCCCATGTGCCAGTATATGAGCGGGTTATCGGGTCGTAGGTTGTCGGTACACGAACGATGCCCATTTTTGGCTCACACGATACCGCTGGGATATTCTGGAACTGTTTTGCGTCAAACTGCACAAACAGCAATGCGGTTTCTGGATAACGCAACTTCACATCAATCAGCTCGGTAATAGACTCCGTAACCATTTTATCGGCGATGCGGTTACTGGTGCTGTTCGGTGTGAGACGCCGCACACGCACCTGCCAGCCGGTCGTCGCTTTTGGCAGGTCAATCCGATGACTACGCTCATATTTCGTTGTTGTCTTGCCGTCGATAGCGGTCTTCAACATTTCCTGATACGCGCCGCCATCCGTCGCCACGTCGATCGCATATTCAATCCGGTAGCCGACTACATCACCGTTATCTAACTGCTGCTGCAACTGCTGCCATGAGAAGCGCAAACGAAAAGCGGACAGCTGGGTGTTCGTCAATGAGCGAACCCACGGGGTCTGACTGGTTAACTCTGTGCCGACAGTGATTTCATTCTCTACATCAGGCATGCCTTGAATGTATTCCTGATCGGGTGTGCCAGGGCGAAATTCCCACTTCACGCCTGGAAAGTTTTGAGTACCATCAGCGGCAACAATTGGCGTGCCATCAAGAAAAATGTTTGTGCCGTCCAGTCCTCCCTCCCATTCCCCCTCACCCAACGCCAAAAGGATTTTTGCGTAAGAGGTGGATTGCAAGGAATCGGGCGATTCAGTTGGGGTTGTGGTGTTACTACTTCCGCCTTTTCGACCTTTTATCGTTACATTTCTCATATTGCACCAATGAAAAGAGCCGCGATAAGCGGCGTAGTGAATACACTGATCAAATATCAGGGTTTACGGATAAAATTAAGGCACTATCTTGTAGTGACTCAGCCCGCCCATGTAGAGGCATGGACGTTTGAAATCAGAGGGATGGCTGATTAACTCTGAAAAGGATATCAAAATGGGTTCAATGCTAGATCTTGAGAAAAAAGTCGCAGAATTAGAAGGGAAGCTTACACATCTTCATATTCGAAGTGAGCTGACTCTTTATGTAATATCCGCAATGATTGGTGCTGGCGTTGTTAAAAAAGATGGTGTTCTTGAGCTAATACAAGATGCTGACCTCAGCGCCTTCAACTCACCAGATATTGCAAATGTAGAAAAAAACATTGTATCTAATCTTTTAGGCAAAGTAACCGTAACTCGATAGTTCCATTTTTAATATATGAATATAAGAAGATCGGTGTGTCGGTCTTCTTTTCTGTGGACTTTTCATCTGAATAAACTTTTCGATTCATAACTTCCTCCTGCCTCTCGGCTTACTGTTGATCTTCGGCATAGATACCAGCGGAAATAATTGCCCCACCGATGCGGCGCTTCCCGTAGCCAATTGGAACGGGGTTTCCTTGGGCAATGGTGTTAACCGGCCCTCCGAATGCGTAGCTGGGTTTATTGTCCGGGTCTTCCCTTCGAGCTAATCCATTTTGCATGGGGGAAAGCATCTGAACAACGCCACCTAGCATCATTGCTCCGCCTACTTGGAAACCATAAGCTGCGTTGCTCCAGTCACCAGTGTAAAAACCGTATACTGCACTGGCAGCAACAATCACGGCACCTAAAATAGTTTGAAATACCCCTGCCTTCTTACTTCCAATAATCAATGGCGCTATTCTTATATCCTCACAGCCTGAGAACTTTATTTCATCTATGCCAATATTATTTTTTCCATTAAAAATAGCGAATGTCAGCCCACGCCCCTTCGCTGTTTGTAAGAAGCGTTCAAATCCCGGAATGGTTACCGATAACGCTTTAATTGCTTCTCTTGGAGTGTCAATCACTAAATTATGAACGCGGCCGAAATTCGCACCAAGGGAACCATACAATCTTACAGTTCTATATCTCTGTATCATTTCCATCATTCGCCCCCATAAAAAAAGGCCGCTTTGCGGCCTCATGACAATTCAATTACATTCATCTGATAGTTGTTGGCTTTATATCAACATTACCGTTGCTATCAGTATAAACCCTTAAAACTTTTTCTTCGCCAGGGGAGATGTTAAAATCACGCTCTTGCCTCTCTTTTCCACTAGAACACAAGGCCTTTCCTTCATAAGCAGCACCAATTACCCATTCACCACTATTTATATGAAAAGTGACTTTTTCTTTTGGGTCAAGTCGAGCAGCTCTTTCACCATTTATAAATACTGTTGTGAGGCACCCACTGCCACCAAAACCGCTATCTCGAACAACCGTAATTAAGGCGTTAGTTTTAGCCGTATCTTGATATTTAAACACGCGTTCTGATGGTGCATTAATAGCCTGGCTAAGTGGCACAACGTCAGTAGAACAACCAGACAAAATAGCTGTGGCAGCAATGGCTAAAATGATTTTCCGCATTTTGAAATCCCTTCTTATGTAGGATTCAAGATGATAGCAGATTAGCGTCGTACCGCAGAGTGATGATCGTCCGCGCCAGCCAGTAACCGCCATACGGCACGCGCTGGCTCATGTGTCCGTACATGTGGTGGATCATTACGCCATCCCCCAGGTAAACCGCAGCGTGATTCGGTTCATCAGCGCGCACCTGCATAATGATTACGTCGCCGACCTGTATTTCACCGGATGCCGGTACAAACCCGGCTTCGGCGTAATGTTTCATGTAGAGGTTTTCACCCCGTTCCCACCAGCCATCATCCCGTTCAAAATTGGGGAGAGATATATTACGCTCCAGTGCATACCAGTCCCGCACTATTGCGTAACAGTCCCAGAACCCATGCACGAACGGGCGGCCCAGCAGCGGTTTTATACCCTCTGTAGGCATCACCTGCCGAATGTCTCCCTCCGGCCAACTGGCTATAATCCACGGCAGCTGTGACAGGTCACATTGTGCAAGATCTAGGTGACTCGGTTGCGTCGTTGCATCCGGGTGGCTATGAACGATAGCGACAATATCGCCGCTATCCTCTGCCTCGGCATAGTCCTCCGGCGCCAGGCTGAATTGTTCCGTTGGTTCAGGAGCCAAATTACGGCAAGGCACATAACGCTGTCGCCTGCCGTTCTGCACCACCAGCCCGCAGCACTCCCGTGGATACTCCGCTTCTGCGTGCGCCATGATCGCACTGATAATGTGCTTTCGCATGATCACCTCTTCAGCAAGGCGGAGCCAGGGAACCCGCCGAACGGCAGCGGATTACCTTTCCCCCAACGCGGCTCACACCCAGTAGAGAGCAGGCCAGAGCATTCATCCTTAGACGGGTCATCGGTCGGGTTGCCGTCAGCATCAAAATACTTGTTGCCGGCATACCCGCACGACGCACCGCGATACTGACCACGCATGCACCAGGTGCAGAGGCCGTGGATTTGCCGCGTCGGGATCATTAGCCCTTCAAGGTCAGCGGGTGAGGACAGCGCAAACTGAATTTCTTTGTTGTTGCCGTTGAGCTTGTGATCGATATACCAAACGTCAATATCTTCCTGAGAAGGATCGGCCTCCAGGTTGCCCTCGGGAAAATTGCGTGCATCAAGATAATGCGCGTAAGTGTCCCTGATCGTTACCTTTGCCTTGGCCATGTTCTGGTAGTACAGGCAAAGTGAGGCGATCGTGCCGTCGATGTTACTGACGGTCAGTGTAGGGCTTGGCGCTGATCCATCGCTGGTCACCTCAAGCCCTTCAATCTTCACCGGCCACGGTTTGTATTCCTGCCCCTGCCACCAAATAGACTTCGCCAGCAGCTTACCGGGGTCATCACCGGCGGCTTCCAGTTCACTTTCAGAATAGGGGATTGCATGGTTGTGGAAATACAGCTCTGGTCCGTTAAACTTCGTTCCGTCCACGACGAATAGACGCACTTTACTCCCAGGCTCAAGGCGCTGGTGATCGGTGTTTATCGACATAATTTGTCCTATGGATGATAGGCTCGGGTGAAGGTAACTGTCAGGGTGTAATTACGGCCCCGAGCATTGGTGAATGTGGGAGTTAAGGTAAAGGCCCCCGCATTGTATAGCCCCAATTTATGTAGCGGATTACGCCACCGGAATGAGCGATACCCTTTATGCTCCCGCAAAAACTCTACAATCGGCTCAATGAATGACCCGGGGCCGGTAAACGTTAATGGCCAGCTCTCCTTTTCGCTGTTGATGCCATCACCGGTCAGCTGTTTATACCCATCACCAAACTGAACCTCCCTGATAACTGGTTCAAACTCCCCCGCTGTACCATAACGGGGTGGGAATCCGAATGTCTTAAGTTGCGCCATTAACCCCTCCTGCCGCGAATAGCTCGATTCAACACCCCGTTTTGGCTGAGATCTTTATCTCTCAACTCACGGTATTTTTTCGCTACATAATTGCCGATATCAGATCCAAACGACTCCAGCCCAGGCATAGTTTGCTGTTGTGATGCCTGTCCATTGCCGTCTATGGTGATATTCACCTGTGGCGCCGACCCGGTCACACCTGCCGAGGCGGTGTTATACGCACTTACGCCCAAACGGCCATCTGGGCCACGCTTCAATGGCAATATGCCCTCTGCGCCAGCCTCACCCATCACGCCGGCCCCTTTGGCGAAAGCGAAGAACGTAGGCTGGTTCACTACCTGTCCGCTATATGCGCTCAATGATGGTGACGAATAAACGCCTCCTTTGGCGTTCGCAAACATTGGAACCTGACCGGGGTTATTGCCGCCACCACCCATGGCGCCGAAAAGGCTCTGTAATCCCTGGCTCATTGCCATACGCAACGCTATTTTGGCAAGGTCAGAGAGAATTGACGTAGTGAACTCTCTAAACCCGGCCTTCCCTGTCGTTACAAATGATGCCAATGCGTTTTCCATGCCTGAGAATGCTGAAGTGAACAGGGACTTTGTCATGCCGGCAGCATCCGATGCCTGATCCTGATAGTTGCTCCAGGCACTGGAAGCGCCGGCCATCCAGTCACTGCGCAACTTATCCTCAGCGGCATAGTAATCCTGAGCAGCTTGCAGCTGCCGCTGATAACCGACATCGTTCAGATCCCCGCCCTGATTTTGCCAACCCTGTCGAAGCTGAGCGAAAGTGCTTTCTCGCTGTGCGGCTCGATCCCCCAAACCGGCACTGCGCTGCAGCGCCTGCTGCTTTTCTGCCATTTGGATGACATATTTTGTCGAGGCATCCTGCAATTTGTTCAGCCGTTCCTGATGAGCAATTTGATCACCGAGTTCGGCTTTTTGCTCTGCCAGAGCCAGCACCTTGTCCTTGCTGGATAGCAGTGATTTTTCCTGAACAGAGAGTTGACGCTTGCCGGAAGCCTCTTCAAGCACTGTGAATTGCGCCTGCGTCTTCCACAGATCTTTGCGCTGCTGGCTGATCGTGTCATTCAGGCCCGTGTGCTGACGCAGCACCTGCAATTGCGCCTGAAGCGCCAGCAGTTCCGACTCTGCGCTATCCGATGCCTTTTCACCTGCCGGCGTGCGGTATTGTGGCCCCTTTGGTTTTTTCGGATCCTTGAATTGCTCGTTAATGCGCTGGATCTGCTTGTCACGCTCAGCTTCTGACTTGATCAGCCCTTTTTCAAAAGCTTCGTTCGTTTGCCGGATCAACTTCGCACGCTTTTCTTCCTTGGTTTGCAGCGTGGTTGCCAGCGCATCCTGCTGCTGTGCTAGGCGCAACCGATCCTGCTCTTCCGCTTTTTGCTGCTGCGCAATATTTGCGAGGCCTTGTTGAACACCGCGCTGCAGATTCAGGGCGTCAAGCTGGGAGTTGAGAGAAGCAAGCTCTTCACGCCACGCCTGAAGTTTCCCGTTCTTCTGGTTGTAACCTGTCCGTTCCGAATTTTCGATCTGCGCCTGCAGACTGGCAGCACGTGACGCCAATTCAGCTGCAGCATCGCCGGCAGTTTTTTCACGAAAAACACCCGTGATGGCATCCCACATACCCCCGGCCATATCTTTCAGCGTGCGCATGTAAGACTCAACAGAAGAAAGCTCGGTTTTCATTTTTTCGGCAGCGCCATGCATGGCTTGTGCCGCCAAATCAGATGCCAGCTTCACCGCGTCCATGTGCCGCCCTTGCTCTTCAAGGGATCGAATGTTGGCGTACTGTTCAGCGGTCAGGAAATGCAGGCTTTCATTCAGCGCCAGAATCCCCTGGCTGGGATCCTTGGCAATAGCAGTGAATTTTCCGGCCAAGACGTCCAAGCCCTCACCACTTTCTTTCGAGAATGCAGCGATCGCCTGGCTTACCTGAGAAAAATTTGTTCCGGCCGGCGCGCCAGCTGCTAATAAGGCTTTCAGAGAGTCGGTGGCCGCGGTGAACGATTGGCCTGTAGCCATCCCCTGCTCAACCAGCCCCTGCAGCCCCTGTTTTGTCAGCCCAGACACGCCATTGGTTCTTGCTAGCTCTCTGTTGAGATCGGCAATTCGTGTGCTGCTGTCATATGCACCATAGGCAAGTAACCCCAATGCCACTGCGGATCCACCAAACAGCAACCGTGCCGGGGTAAGTAGCCCTAACATGGCACGCAGCGCGTTACCCATACCGCCAAAGCTATCTTTGATCTGGCCACCTTGCTGAATGGCCACTAACCACACTGGCGCTCCCGCGGCGAGTGATGTGGTGATATCAGTAATCTGCATCGGCAGCTGGCGCATAGCCATACGATATTGGCCTGCGGAGATCGCACCACGTTTCCAGGCGTCCTCCTGTTCACGGATTTTGGCAATCAGCGGCGCCGCCTGCTGCGACACGCCTAATTGCGCAGCCTTGTACTCCTGAATCTGAGATGAAGTTTTTCCCTGCAGGGCAACCTGCTCACGCAATTTTTGCAGATAACGCTCTTTGGCCTGCTCAGCTGCATGCTCAGCCTGAGCTAATGCCCGCTCTTTGGTAGCAGTTTCCGTAACCAGAGAAAGATAATCGCCCTGCGTTATATTACCTGCAGCCCTCGCAGCCCTGATCTGCTGCTGGATCACCCGAAGATTTCTGAGGCTGTTTTCCTCACCCTTAATCGCATCGATTTGGCGGAAAAATGATGCAGTCAGACGATCCTGAGCGTCACCAGTAACCTGGGTTTGCTGCTGCTCCTCTCTCAGTCTGGCGCTAAGCTCTGCGATTCGCTGGTGCGTTTCATCAACGGCGCGCGATGCCTCAGCCCACTTACCCTTCATGCCATCTACGGCAGTGGATTGGCTGGCCAGCATCTTTGTGGTTGCGCTGGCGCTGTTTTCTGCTATTCCGCCGATCGCAGATGCCTGACGCTCAGCCAGGCGTCGCATGCGTTCAGTAGACACATCAGCTTTTCGGCTAGACTCGAGCAGTTGACGTTCAACACGTCCCATCTGCTCCTGAAACGAAACTGTATTTGCATCCAGATTGACGACGAGATCAGCAATCTGCTCAGCCATAGCGAACCCCTCCGAAAATCCCCTCTCCGATCAACATAAGATCATCGTCCGTCTGCTCTATTTCCGGCTCTGGCGGGGTCAGTAAGCTGTAGTCACTTGGATAAATAGGGTCATCGCCGGTAGTGTTCAGCGCCACCAGCATAGCCTTGAGTGACGAAAATTCGGCATCAAGCAGGCCATCAGAAAAATGATTTTCCCGATAAAAAGCGGCCCACTCCCCCAGCTCAGATGCGCTGATCTCTGAAAGCATTCGCCTCCAGTCTGGGCGCTTGAATTCGCGCGCCAACCGCATGGCGAACTGGATTTCGGAGGCTAGGGCTTTTCCGGGGTGATTTCCTGATCGTGCTTAGGTTCATCGCCTACGGTAGCATCCGCTGCAGGTTCAATTTCCGTTGGGATCATATCGCTCAACGTCAAAATTTTGTGGCTGCAGCCGGCGATAGCGGCGCCAGACCAGTCAGCCAAAATATCCTGCTGAATATTTTCAACATCTTGTTTTTTATCGCTATGCCACAAAGAGCGTGCAATCAGCCAGGCGTTAATCCGCAGGCGCATGGTGGTAAATGCGATATTCTTGTCGGAATCACTGGTTTCATCAGGCATCGCATCAAACTGGTCGGCCTCTTTCTTGATAAAATCCAGATAATCAATACGTTGTAAACCTGAAAGCTCGCTGATGTCGATCTTCTGATCGGCATATTCGAAAGTGTCTTTTTTCAGCATAAATCCGCCCATAAAAGCGCCCCTTTCGGGGCGTAGTTGTAAAATTAAGCAACGGCGACTTTGGCCAGCGCCACAAACAGTCCGTCATTCGTCATGCCAACAACATCAACGCTACCGGCTTTTACCCCTTTCACTTTGGCCACTTTGCCATTAAGCGTCACAGTTGCCGTTGCTGGCGCTGAAGAGGAAACTCGTAGCGTTGCATCCGTGGCATTCGCCGGTAAAACGCTGAAGGTCAGGTCAACGGTTGCCCCAACCGCAACATTAGCGGTAGTCGGTGAAACAGTGAGCCCTGTCACAGGAACAATCGGAGAATCACCATCCTCTGCGATAAATGGTCGGCCCGAGTTGGTTACCTTAATGGTGCGAGTGATAACCTCTTTGGCCGTCACCGTCTTACCAAGGCTGCTCACCCACCCCTTGAAAACATCCACGGTGCCGTTCGGGTACTTGATTTTGTAACCGCGGACTTCACCAGAATGGAACCATTGAACCAGCCCTTTTTGGCCGCTTTCTCCGGGTTTCCAAGCCAACGTGATATTGGCTTCCCCTGCCGATTTCTCACCCTGCGCTGTCGCATTCCAGTCAGCATTTTCATCGTCGAGATAATTGTCGTCGTATGAATCTGCTGTGATCTCACCGGGTTGCAGGTCTTTAATTTTTGCTAATCGCGTCCACCCATCATCGCTGAGTGGGTTATAGAAGGGATCGTTATTCCCCGTATACAGCCAAAAAGTCGTCCCAGCGCCTTTAACCGGCGCCAAAGGATTTGGAGTTGCCATTATCAGGCTCCTTACATGGTATAAGTCAGTTGATAGGAAAGGTCGGCAGCGCCCCAGGTGGCCATTTCATCGTCTCGCTGGTAGTCGTAGCCAACGGGGCTCATGGTTTCAATCAAGGGGGACAGTGCGGGGATATCGTTCAGAACGGGGTAGATCTTCTCTTCTACCCACTGATCGAGCGTTGCGTCGGGTTGAGTAGCTTTCAGATACACCACAATGTGCAGCATCGCTCGCCAGCTGTCCGTATCCAGTTCATTCCCCGTATAACGCGCGTCATCGAGGAAAACGGCGACTGCCGGCAAATCGTTCTCATCGATGAAAGCCGGGCGGCCGTCAAAATACGTCACGTCATCAGTGATCGTAGAGCGACAGCGCTCGAGCACTGCGTTGCGGATCGCTGTGTGCTTAATCATCCAATTTTCCTCACAAGATAAAGCCGCAGCTGGTTTTTCAGGGCATAGCCCATTTCCTTGCCCATATCGGTTTCCAGCAAACGCCGAGTCTCTTCCTGGTAGGCTTTGGTCAGAGGTGTCACCAACGGTATTTTGACGACTTCGATCGGATAACGTGACCGACCGACACGCCGCATGACATGCCAGCGGCCATTAGCCAACTGCTGAATAAACGCATGACGAAAGGTATAACGACCGATCTTCAATACGCTTCCCTGTTTGCCAACAAAACCTACCCGGCGAGAAAGCTGTACCCTGGCCGCCCCAAGTTTGATCGCCGGCAGATTACCGCGGTTGATTGAAAGCGTCGCCCGTGGTGGATTTTGCTCAGCGCTCGCTCTTCGCAGCCTGGCACGTTGCCGGATCAGCTTCTGCTGTACCCGCACATCCTCAGCCACCAGCTTGGTACTCCGGCTGATAGCTCGGCCTGCCACGCGGTTTAACGACTGGGCAGTGGCGCGCGGCACCATGGATTTACTGAGGGTGTTCAGATTACGAATGGCCTGCTCGATACCTTTCATCATCATTCCCCTATTCGATCCAGATGTGAGGCTTACCGTTAAACTGCTGATACCGCGTCACGATGTAGGATTTACCGTCGAACTCCACCGGATCATTACGCCGGGGGCGGTAGCCCGCTGTAAATACCACCAACGAGATGCCATCCCCGCTGACCGCCTGCAGTTCGGGTAAAAAATGCGCCTCCACGACAATATGAGGCGCCCCACTCAACATGACAGGCTTGCCGAACCGGGATTGCGTGACGCGATCCATCCGCGCGGCCATCCTGTCAAACGGGTTAGCCATTGAGTTTTACCGCAACCACAGTGACGTCTTTCGCCGCCGTCTCCCAGGCAAAGCCAGCAGCCACAGCGTCTGTGGCGGCCAACTGCACGACGCCATCCTTGATGAATACCTTTTTGCCGGCCGGAATGGCATCCGCCGCCAATTTAGGCAGTTGGAATACCCCGGAAACGAAGCCATCACCGGTGCGGCCGGTAGCGATGTCCGTAATCGCTACGGCGACCAGATCACCCACGACAACAGGATCGCCGCTGGCAATATCCGCGGCGGCCGCGGTAATAGCGATGGTGTTACCGTTCTGCACAAAATTCTTAGCCATTTGAAACTCTCCATACGGCCCCAGAGGGGCCGAATTTCAGGTATAAAAAAAGCCCGTCAGGGCCATAATGATTGCGCGGTTGGCTTATTTGCCGGACGAATACGTCAGGCCGCGGTGATCGATCGGGGCCACGCCAGCGTCAATGCGTACCTTGGTCGCGATACCGTCAGTGTTGAAACCCTCTTGCTGATCGATATATGGCACGTCAACGCCATTGAGATACGCAACCTCAATGGTGTCGCTGCCCTTGGCCGATGCCAGATACCATGCGGCCGGATCCGCGTCGTCAAGGCGCGCCTCGCCAATCACAGAGGCAAAGTTTTGGATTGGGTTGATAATGCCGGCGTTAATATCGGCCCCTTTCACACTGGCCGACTTGATAGTCTGGTTGGCAACTGTCTCCAGCGCCGTCGGCACCAGCAGGAACGCAGGACGAATATTCAGCGAACGGCCGGTAGTCGGTTCTTTTTGCGTACGCATCAGCTGACGGGCTTTATCCAGGTTTGCCACATCAATGGCGCCGGTGGTCATGTTTTTGTGGTCGGCACTGAAGAGCTTTTTACCGTCCGACATGACTTTGTTGTCCACCAGCACGGCATAGACCAGATCGCCGATCGTTGCTTTCGCCGCCCGGCCCATCTTCATCGGTACATCGGTCAGCTGATTGAGATCGTCGTTGATGATGGCCTGGCGGGTGATAGAGAAGATCTCACCATAGGTCGCCAGCGCAATTTTTTCGCCACGATCACCGGTGGTAACGTACTTATATTCGGCACCTTCACGCACCTGGCGCAACGATGGGAAACCGCCCAGTCCCACGCGGGTTGCAGTTTTAAAGTCGGAAAGCTGGCCTTTCTTCGTCCACTGTTCAAACGTTTCGGCGGCTTCTTCCCAACCCTGCAAAATCGACTTGTTAGCCACATCCAGCAGAATATTGCCGAAGTCGGACGTGCTGTGGGTCAACGCCAAACCAACCATTTGAACCGGGTTTAACGTCGAAACGCTGATGCCACGTTCAGTCAGCGACATACGCGCCAACTCACGCATCGTCATACCGTTATACGCGTTGCTGTTGTCGCGCTCTTCATAGCCGGCGCGCGCCATCAACATCTGACGGACACTATCGCCAACAATGTTACCGTTACCGATATGTGCTTTTGCGCCGCCCGTGGTTTTGTCTGACGGGGTCGTATCTTTACCCAGCATTTCCAGCAGCTTATCTTTTGCCGCAGAGACGGTGCAATCCAGATCAGCAATGCAGCTGGCCTGAAGTTCCTGATGCTTGCCGCCAAACATGGCAAACAGGTTATTGATGTCGGTCACACGGGCCTTTTGCTCTGCCACCACCTGCGCGCGGATCGTAGCAACATCCACGGTATTTTCGGGTACCGTCGGGGCTGGTTGTGGCTTAGGCTGCGGTGCAGGAGTCGTGCTATTACGCGGCGGGGTGATCAGGTTACGGATATCATTTGGCATTTTTTCAAAATCCTCAATGCGTTTGGAATGAATACAGGCCATGGCCTGCAGAGAGGGGATGACCTGATCAGCGAAACCTAAAGCGAGGCATTCTTTGCCATCCATCCAGGTTTCATCGTCAAGCATGGCGGCGATTTCATCCGCCGACTTTCCTGTTTTGGCGACATAGGCCGGGATCAACACGTTCTCGACCTTATCCAACAAGTCTGCGTAGTCCCGCATGTCGTTGGCGTCGCCGCCGGCGAAGCCCCATGGCTTATGGATCATCATCATGGTGTTTTCAGGCATGATGACGGGATTGCCAACCATCGCGATCACTGACGCCATGGAAGCCGCCAGGCCGTCAATATGTACTGTGATCGCAGCGCCATGATTGCGCAGGGCATTAAAAATGGCGATGCCATCAAAAACATCGCCACCCGGAGAGTTGATATGCAGGTTAATCTGGGTAATGTCACCCAGTGCCTGCAACTCATTAACAAACTGCTTGGCCGTGATCCCCCAGTAGCCGATCTCGTCATAGATGTAGATATCAGCAGAGCTGTTGGCCTTGGCCTGCATGCGAAACCAAGAGTTATTTCTTCCGGCGTTCGCTTTGGGACGAAGACTCGTCCTGTTTCGTTGCTTCGGCACTGGTGCCTCCTTTGTCGTTGGCGGGATCGGTATCAAACACCAGCCCCAGCTTGTTGTTTTCGTCAATTTCAGCTTTGCGCCGGCGCTTCACCTCCGCCGGATTGGCGCCGCGAGAACGGATCCAATCACTTTCAGTGGCAGCGCCGCCTCTCACCTGAACTTTCCAGCCATTGGCCTCTTTCAGCGGGTCAATCCACGGCATCACCGGGCCGCTATACACAGCGTTAAACAGCGATTTCTGATCGAGATCAGCCGGGGTTTTTATCACGCCAGAGGTGATCGCCATCTGCAGCCAGTTTCGGTAATTCGGGCGAGAAATCGCGGCCACAAACGAATCTTGCAGGATGTTGTACCCCTCGAATGACTCCACCAGCTCTTGGCGTTGGGAGGAATAGGTGCCGTTATAATCCCGCGCGATGCTGGAGTAGCTGCCACGACTACCGGCGGATACTGCCCGTAACTGCCCATTACGGAAGTTTTCAAGGTTAGGATTAGGACGATCCGACTTAATCATGCCGATTTCTTCACCCGGCTGAAGCCCATCAAAGAGCATGCCAGGGACGATATCCATTTCACGATCATCATCTGGTGAGTTATCCCCATCGTAAGACTGCCCATCACCTTTTTTTACGTACATGCCGAGCGCAGCGGCAATACGGGCTGCGGTCAATTCAGCATCCTCGTAATCCTTCAGCGCACTGAGTCGGATAAGGATCCCGGAAAGCAAGCTGTTACCCCTGACCTGATGCAAGCGACGCACAAATTTCAGGTGCAGCATGTTCTCTGCTGCGATCTCTTTGACATTTCCCAGAGCAATTCCCGACGTGATCAGAGATTTGTAAACCTGATATTTTTTTGGCCGCCCCCAGTCATTAAGGAAAATCCCCTGACAAAGCCCGGCGCCACTGTCATTGCTGTCCAGTGGCACAAAATCAGGCTCCAGGGCTTCCAGCCAAAACGGCACGCCGGCCTGCGGGGTCAACCCGGCCACTTTTCCCTGAACCATCTGGCAGAACACCTCGCCATCCCGCAGCCAGGTGCGCGCCAACAACCGCTCCATTACCGGGCGGGTATATTGCCCAGTAACTTCCGGTGCCACAGACCACTCCGCCCATGCGGCTCGAATCTCCTTGGCCAGATCATCCGCCACCTCTCCAGTTCGTAGAAGCGGCTGAGGCTCAACGATGATCCCGCGCGCACCGACAATGCGTTCCTCCATCTTGTCCAGTAAGCCGATCACCAGATCGTGGTTGTTATCCAGCCAGCGCGCCTGCTCACGCAATGAGCGTCCACCAAACTGCGTCAACTGGTTAGCGTTACGGTTTTCTCTGCGAGCCTTATGGGTTCGAGTCGGCATTACCGCCTCATAGGCAGCAATCTTATAGCGGGCCTGCAGCCGACCAGCTTTCCATGCCGGCGAGAGAATGCCGATCACATCATCGATAAAACTCATGGGAACCTCGCCACTTTGTACATCGGCCGCCCACGACGCGATGCGATCAGATCGCCTAGCCTTCGCTCCCAATAAGCCCGCCCTTTGCGGATTTCTGACAGGCTTTCCATCGTCATTGATTGGCCGTTAAACGTGATCGACTTCCCCTCCAGAACCGCCTTTTCCGCAGCCACGTAGCCCTGGATCATGTTTTCGATATCGGCCTGATTCATAGCCACCCTCCTGAAGAATTAATAGGCGCCCACGCCGAAGTTTTATTTTCAGCGCCAGCGGGATCTTTTGGTTCGGTTTCACGTACTGCTTTTGGGCGGGATACTGGTTTTGTTGCTGGTAACGGGGAGGTTGAATATTCAAAGGGTTCTGCCCACGGTGGCGGTTTCTCCCATTTGATCTTCTCGTAACCTCGCAAGATCACCAGCGCCTGTGCGTAAACCATCAAGTCGAATGCTTCGTTGGCACCGCGGCCCGGCTTCTTCCACTTTCCATCTGGACTGCGCTCTTCGTACGTCAGCTCGTCATAAAACCATTCGCCGATCCAGTCGGGGAAATGCACAAAGTTAGCCCCTGGCGTACCGCGCAGCAGCGCGTTATTAATCCGGTCTTTCAACGCGTTGGTTTGCAGAAGATAAAGCGGCACATCCCCACGTGCTTGCGCGCGTCGGTTTGAACGTTCTGTATTATCGGGGAATGTTTTACTGATTAGCTTGCTGCGTGCCTGGCTGTCACCCTTGAAGAGATAGACTCTCTTCTGCACCCCATCCCGGCGGCATTTGCGCCAGAATTCGTACGCATTACCCGTTACACCGTCCTCACCGCCGGAGTCAACGGCCATCGCCAGCACAGGCATTTTTACGCTGGGGTCTTTATCCAACGGCCAACATTTATCCAGAACATCCGTACGCAATAAGTCCCAGTCTTCAAGATAGGCGGCCGGATCAACCGGCAAACTTTCGCCGTTCTTATCAAAACGCATCGACTGCCTGATGTTGTAGCGATCCACCAGCCAGCGCTCGCCATGAGCGCCATATCCCATGACCTGCACGACAAAACGACGATTTTTCCCGCCCTGAACATCCACCGTTGCCACAAGGAAGCGTACCCCTTCGGGAACCGCGCGCTTCGTGACAGGCTCCGCCCGTGCCATCAGTGCATCCGATTTTCGCTGTTCGGTTGCCGACTGCGGCAGATATGGCAAGCCCCAGTCGGTATTGATGATCGCTTTCAGCGTTTCCTCGCTGCCATTGGCTTCAAAGTCTTGTTCAGCCGTCAGCAGCTTATAAACCAGCTGTGCCCAGGTTTGATACGCCGCCGCCGGCCCTTCCATCCAGAATGAGGCGATGCGCGATCGCCGCGGCTCGCCATAACGTTCACCGTTTGCCCTGATTTTCTCCCCATCTTTCAGCCACACACCGCGGCCGTTCAGTTCACGCTTTTGATTTGCGGTTATCCGCCCGGCACAGTGAGGGCATTCCATATAAGCTGCCTCGCTGGCCACGACCGGATCGGTATGTTCGCGGAACCCCGTCATATTCGCTTTAACAGGCTGGAAGAATTCACCACAGTGTGGGCATGGCCAATACCAGCGGCGGCGATCGCCACGATTAAACAGCGACAAGATACCGGTTGTCGGCGGCGCTTCATGCAACGAACTCGGCCGCCATTTCCCATCGGTGATCTCTCGCCCTGGTGAGCTTTCCACCAGAGTCATGCCCGAAGACATAAACGTGGTAGTTCGCTTCGATGCCAGTGAGAAACCATCCCCTTCTCCATCAATATCATCCGGCCAGCGGTCATAGTCCGTCAGGGCTACAAACCGATAATCCGATGATGACATGATGTTGACCGATGGCCACCCGATCTTCAGGTAGTTGCCTGCCCGGAATGTTTTATCGTGGACGTTATTGTCGTTGGTTCGGGGACTAAGGCGCTGTGCCACTTCCTTGCTGACACGAAACGTCCTGTCGAGGCGCTTTTTGGAATGTTCGCGGGCTTTCTCTTCGGTCATCTGAATAAGCAGAAAATCAGCCGGGTCGCAGACGATGGTATAGACGATCCAGCCGTCAATAAGCCCTACCGTTTTCCCTGTCCGCGCCGGGCCGACAAAGACCACTGCGTCATACTCGCGCGATGCCAGGCAATTCATCGGCTCAATAATATACGGGGTGAGCGTCGCATCCCATGGAAGCGAACTCCCGGCGCCCATTGGTACCCGCATATACTTGGCAACAGCCTGCGCCACCGGCATGCGCCGCGGCGGTTTTAGTAATGTGGCCACTTCACGACGCAGGGCGCTGGCCGATGCGTAACAGTTAGCTATCATCGTTTTCCCCCTCCACTGTCACGACTTCCGCAGCCAACATTTCCCGCATTTCGTCTATCGCGGCCTGAGCTTCAGCTATCTGATCCGGGCGCCAGCCCCGGTCACGCTCCAGCTTATCTGGCCAGGTATCCAGCACCTGCGAAATGGCCTTAACCAATAACGCCATTTCCCGGTGTGCCTCTGATGCCGGGAGCAGCTGTTTAAGCGACTCCTCAAGCTTGATTCGTTCATTTTCCGACTGGTACCAGTCCTTGCGGTCTTTCGGCCCCATCTTGTTCGGATTCTGAAGATCTTCAATATCGGCGGGCTCGGGCGCGCCAAACAACACTGGCCCCACGTCTTTAAGGGCATAAACAGGGTTGCCTTTCACCGTGCCGGCGATCGGCGTATTAGCCTCAAGCAGCCGCTTTCGCACCGTGCCGCGGTTCAGCCCAAAAGCTTCAGCAATCTTCGCTACGCTCCAGTTGTAGGTGTCCCTCAGATTGCTGATGTTGGACATTGACACCTCACGTTGTCAGGTGAAGTCACGATTTATTTCGTTAACTCAAAGGGTTGCAAGCTGGTCAGATGACAGTGCCTTTTCGATTTTGTCACCTGATTTACGTTTTTATCACTATATATCAAATAGTTATTACACCTGCTGCTGACAGCATGAAAACTCAAAAACTAGCCGTTTTCCGCGAGGTCGCCGCCCCGTGGCTGGGGTACCCCCTCGGGAGTACCTTTTGATAATAATTATCATTTAAGAATGGCATTCAGGCGGAAACTTGTTGTTTTGGCTTATCGCCGGCCGTGAACCTCAGTCCAAAGCCTCCCTCCAGTCTGCAGCTCGCTTTCGATTGTCTTCTGAGCCGCTTTCATTGCCTGTTTGCTAACTTGTTTCATGAGATGGGAAACTTGTGCATCGCTGATGAACACTTGACCATCACTAACTGTGAAGGCCGTGCGCGGAGGATTAGCTGTTTTGATACCAAACTTGCCAATCCGCAAACGCAGGACGCCCTTGTCGTCATAGAAGTTACTTACTGGCTTATCCTGGTGCCGTGCCTTCTGGATGCGTTCGTACAGATCGGCAATGCGCGTAAGCTGGCTCTCCAGCACAGTCAGGGATGCGCTATCAACATTGATGCCGAGGGTCATGGTGCCGATACTCTCGGCTGTCTTAGACTGATTGAGTCCAAGAATGGCATCAATATTATCCTGGTCATCGAAGACAGGCATATGGCCGCCTTTTACCGACAGCGTGATCGGGAAGTATTCCGGGATACCGTTTACCATAGTGCGCACGCCATGAAGGTCATAACGTGCAGTGCCGGCTGGGTTGCTTAACTCATAGCCGTCTTTGATAGCGGTTATGCCGAGGTTGCGCATCACTTCTCGCAGAGGTAACTGTTTCATTCAGAATCTCCAAATAGAAAAGCCACCAGCCTGCCGATGCGCAGGGTGCGCGGTAGGTGCAGGTAAATGGCTTTGGTTATTTTGCATTATCGATGGCCCTCGCAAAGGCCACCTGTAATGCCTATGGTTAGCAATCCGCGTCCGGTCGGGCCACTGCTCGGCAAGCCCACATGCAGGCTTCCTGCATCTTGGTGCGGGCGATAGCCAGACAGCGCATGGCTTCCATGCGGTTGTTCTCCTCCGGGGAGCCAGCCTCTACCGTCTCCAGCATGAGGTGTGTGCGTTCAAGGTCGAGTTGTTCGCAAAAATTACGGCTGATGTCTTTCAGATCGTTCATTTGCGCGATGTCGTCGGCGGTCAACGTGCGGTATCCCTTCACAGTGCTGCCATCTTGCGGTTTAGATTCGCTCATATAGAATTTCCTGCTAGTTCGTTGGATATAACCTCGGCGATGCAGTTGAACACCTCACGAGAATTCAGTGCGTTTATTCTGTCAAAGGCACTCATTGAATGCCTTTTGCAGAATTTTATAAATTTAGGTCAACTGCAGAACGCCGTGCTCTTTCGACTCCGAGTAGGCGATCAGGCCGCTGTACTCCGGCACGTGCTTACCATCATCCGCCTCGAACGCATCAATAAGCCCATGCGTAATGGTGTATGATGGCTGACCGTCTTCAGCCGCGAACCGTGCCAGCTCTTTGATTTGCTCTTGAGTCAGCACAATCTTGCTGACCTCCATCTCTTCCATGCGGCGGCGCTTCTCTTCTAAATAGCGCTTACGGCGCTCGTAAAACTGCTTGCTCATTGTTCTCTCCCGGCGCTCTGCGCCCACTTGATTAACGCCTCCATGCGTGAGGCGCACACCTTCATTTCGCCTTGTTTGGCGTGCAGCGCTGTCACTGCATCACCGAACGTTGTGCCAGTGAACGGCGCGTCATCGCACTGTTGCAGCAGCACCGCTGGCGGCAGGACGTAAATCATCTGCGTGCTCTGCGGCTTTGGCCTGTCCGCGCAGGATGTTGAGAGCAGCACCAGGCAGAGGCTTGTTGCTACAGCCGCTCGCGTCCAGAGCCTCGCGCAACGCTTTGTTTTCTGCATCAGCCTTTCCCCTCAGTTTCCGCTCTTTTTCCAACTGCGCGGCGCTAGCTTGCCTGTCAGCGTCGGAAGCCTGTTTCATCGCCACCAGTGCCGCGTCTTTGGTTCCCATCTTTTCCATCAGCGCGCCGTTATCCCTTTTGGATTTATCCAGGTCATCGCGCAGAGAAAGCGTGTAGAGCACCAGCACAGCGGCCAGCAGCGCCACCAGCAGAGGCCACGCTTTGATCATTACATCCCACCACCAGCGCCAGCTCATAACAGCACCTTGCAAGCACGCTCGAAGCGTTCGCGCCTGTCCTGCAGGCCGTTAGTCCCGCCGTTAATGCGCCGCGTGGTAAACTCGACATCACCAGCGTTGCGACCACAGTCGTTAGCTTTCCAGTACCAGCCAGCCGAACGCATGCCGTTCAGGTCTTCTTCCAGCAGTTCTGGATGACCAACCAGGTCAAGCTTCAGCGCCGGGCCGCAAGCCATGTAGTTTTTCAGGCCGGTCGTTTGCATAGGCCCGCGTCCGCGATACTTCCAACCATCACCGCTGGCGCTGTTACCCATTCGTCCGCCGTAGACCAGATTGGCAATAGCTTCCTGCTTGGCTGGCTGCTGGGCTGTACGCCCCAACATCCGGCACTGATAGTCAGTCAGCCGCTTGGCTTTCGATTTAGGGCCGAATGTAGCGATCAAGCCATCAACGCTGTAGTTGAATGATTCGACCTTGGCCGTGAAGCCGTTCGACTCATGGCCGATTTGCGCGATAAACATCGCCTGCTCTAACGGCTTGTTGATGCCGAATTCTGCAAACGTTACGAGCAGATGCGGATACCAGCGCGCAGCTAACCCGGCGCTGATACCTGCCGCCCGTTGAAAGTCGTTTTGTGTCATAGGTCTATCTCAAGAAAGGTTTAGCCAGGTGCATGACATTCCCGCGTGCCGCCAGCACCGTGACGCAAAACGCGATATTGATGAATGTCTCCGACCAATCGGCACAAACGTACTCACCGGTCAGGATGCGGATTGGTACGGACGCCGCCGCGATAATGAGGAAATATGCCGCCCATGCGGCTAATGGCCGATGAGTGCCACCAGCCCTGCGAAATGTCATCAGACGCAACGCAATAGCCGTGCAGGCCACCGCATTCACAATCAAGATAATTTCACTGGCCATCACCACTACCTCCCCGTAGCCGCTTAAACCACTGCCCCGGATTTTCCGACTGCTTGCTGATGTACATGAAGATGCGAACCGCCACAGCAGCAGCAACTACAGCACCCAGCGGCCTTTCAGCGTGAATAGCATCCGGGGTCAGGTAGTTGATGGCGTCAGTGACGAACCCAGCCGCCAGCGTGCCAATCATGAACGATGCCAGGAACGACGCCAGACGATGCCAGATTGAAAGATCAGCTGCCGACAGGACATAAATCACAGCACCAGCGAAAGCACCGATGATTACGCCCGTATCTGCTCCCGCCACCAGCCCAGCAATAGTGATACCGCCAATCATGTAAGTCCCTGCGGCGGTACTGGTTACCGGTTCGGACATGAGTTATCTCCTGTGTTAGCTCAGCCGATGCCGGGCGTTAGAAACGACAAAGGCCACCAGCGTTAGCAAGTGGCCTTTGAAATAATGATTATGAGTATCAGAGCGAAGCCCCATCACCCCGATGCTGACGCACCCCCTCAGTGGGTACACCGGTTAATGTTAGATGAGGCTTCGCTTTAATTTTTACATAAAAAAACCCGCTCGAGGCGGGTCATTTTGTTGCATCGCTTGATGGTACAGCTTCGCGAAAGCATACCTGTATTATGCAGTTTCTTTGGCTATTTTCAAGCTGTTTTTGCATTTTTCTTCATTTTCGATGCAGATAGCCGCACGAACGGCGACGAACACCGCAGAATTAAATATTTCAATGCACCAGCGCACCCGGTCATCAACCTGATCGCGTGTCAGCCAGGGGGCGTAATGATTTTGCATGTAGCGCCCCAGCACCGACACCGTGTTGTTCCGGCCCGTGTAGAACAGCTTGCCGATGATGTAGACCGGGTTATCGTGCTTCATCGACGCCAGCACCGCTTTTTCCATGAAGTCGCATTCCTCGCCAGCGTCAGCAGCCACCAGCATCGACTCAAGCGAGCGGTGCGGCCAAAGAATTGTGGTCGCCTTCTTCAACTGCTCTTCCCCGCGATACCCGAGTTTGCGCAGGTCGCCCAGCACCTTCACAATTCGCGCCGCGCTTTCGTCGTCCCACTGCTCAGGCACGATTTGCCCCCATACACCGCTGCCGCCGCTGCACTTCAACTTCCCGTCGGTGTTGCCGCCGTACATATCGCCCCAGGCGTTCAACAGCGAGGTGATCCACAATGTTTGCAGCCGGGTCAGGCGCTGGTACTTACCCAGGTACTTCTTGCGAGGAACACCGGCAACAGTCGCCCATGCGTTGTGTTTGATTTCTCGTTTCTGTTTTGGGGTCATCATGCTGCCTTCTCCTGCTTCAATGCTTTGCGTTTGGCTTTATACGTGTCGCGGATGCGCTCATAGTCACTGCGGCCCAGCTTGCCGACTTTCGGCGGTGGCCCCATTAACCGGTCAAAACGTGCCTGGCCTATCTTGGCTATCAGGTTAGGACGGTACTCGCTCAGGTTCGCGGATTTGAAGTTGTTGCAGACCGAGCACTGCTTGTGGCAGTTATCTTCATCAAAGCGCAGCTCCGGATGGCTCCCGACGGTTCGGTAATGCCCGGCGTGATATTGGCCGGTGTGATAGCGTCCACAGCTGATGCATGGCTCGTCGGCATCGCGCTCGCGGATGTAGGCGTTAAATTCGGTCTGCGCCTGGTTGATGAAGTAGCGCAGCGGCTTAACGGCCAGCTTGCGAATTTTCAGCTTGTCCTTACGTTCCCTTTCCTCAAGACGCTTACGTGCGTCACGCTGGTATGCGATAGCGCAGAGCGGGCCACAGACCTTTTGCAGGTACTTCACCGGCGTGAACGTTTCACCGCATTGGGCGCACTTTTTCGCCTTGTACTGCTTCGGCTTAGTTGGTTTTTTCATTGTTTTCCTCGCGGTGGAATACCCACTCGTAGACCTCTGAGCCGTTAAGCAGCAGATCGTTAAAGTCGCCGGATTTCGGCCAGCGCACTGAGACTTGTTGCAGATCGTTCTTTGCCAGCAGATTGGCGCGGGCGCACTCAAACGCCGCAGCGTGGCCGGATGCGTTCTTGTCTGCGTCAGCAAAGATGATCAGGCGTTGCACTCCACGCGGTACGCGGAACTTCTTCATGAAGGTGGTGTTCAGCGTCGCCCATGTGTTGCATTGCGTGATTTGATGGCAGGACAGCGCGGTTTCGATGCCCTCAGCGATGCCCAGCGTGGTGGACGGCGGGAACATGCGGATAGCGACCGAACTGGCGTGCTCCAGATAGCTGTCCTCTTGCAGCTTCATCATCTTTTTCGGCGCGCCAGCTACCGTGGCTTTCTTATCGCCGTCGAGCAGGGTGCGGTGCAGGTAACACAGCTCGCCTTTGTCGTCCGTTGCCAGCGCATAGATGGATTGGTATTCGCCACCCGCTGCGCGTTGCCGGTCGCAGTAGCGGACGTTGTCTTGTGGCAGGCTGGTGATGCCGCGCAGCTTAAGGTAACGGTCTGCGCCGGTGCCTTTCAGGCTGGTCAGCGATGCAAACTTGCAGCTCACGCGCTGGCGTTGCGAGGCTATGCCAGATGAAGGGCCACCAGCTTGATAACCCTCTTCCGGCGAGTAGACGCGGCCAATCAGCTTATCGACCTCTGCCGCCAGCGTTTTAAAGTCCTTGCCGGTTGCCCCGGTCAGTAGCGCCCAACCGTCCCCCGCGCCGCATGCGCAGATGTAAGAGCCGGTGCCGTTCTTGTCGTCGCAACGATATTTGCCCTTGCGGCCACACAGCGGGCATTCACCCTTAAAATGTTTTTTCCCAGTTACCGGGGGGAGGCCGTAAAACCCGAATATTTTCGGCCAATGGCCGATAGCTGCCTGTTTGGTATTCATGCGGCTTTCCCTTCGTTTTGCTTAGATTTTGCGTAGGCAATCTGTGTTGATTTGATGAAGTTGCTCACCACTGGTGTGATGGCCATCGGTGCGTGATACAGCCCTTGCGGCCATACCCCGAATTTTTTGCGGTAGACATGCGAGCACCAGCCGTCACTTACCGGTTTGCCCTGGGCGGCGCGCATGCGTTGGTAGTAGATGATTTGACTCCACCAGGCTTGTTTCACTTCTTTGGTGACAACCTCCTTGGCTTGCTTCACTTTTTTCAGGCCGCGTGACTTATCGGTTTCTACGTCCTCACCGGCGATCGGCTTGAAGCCACATTTCGGGCAGATGTAGACGCCGACCGGCTTCACGTAGTGGCATTGGGTGCATTCTTTCGGCAGGCGCTCAGGCTGGTCAGTCTTAACCACGCGCGCGGGCGTTTTCTCCATCCCGTCAGAACTGGCGGGCAGGTAGTCATATTCGATATCGTCGGGATAGCCGAGCTTATGCACGGTGCCTGTGTGGTCGAAGATGAGGCAGTGGTCTTTACCGGGCGCAGTGCGCAGGCCACGGCCAAGGCATTGCAGCCAGCGGATTTCTGATTTCGTCGGGCGGGCGTAGATGATGCAGCGGACATCGCTATCAAAACCGGCCACCAGCACGCCGACGTTGACGATGATCTTCGTGATGCCCTGCTCAAACCGGCGGATCGTCATCTGGCGGTCTTCGTGTGGCGTCGCCGCCGTCATCACTTCAACGGTCACACCCACTCTGCTGAATTCAACGGTCACGTAATTTGCGTGGGCCACGTTGACGCAAAAACAAATGGTCGGGCGGTCTTCCCCGTTCTCCAGCCAGTTCTTAACGATATCGCCCACCAGCGTCGGGTCGCTCATCACATCTGCAGCCTGCTGTTCTTTGTAGTCTCGGCCATAGCCTGCTTGCTCTGACGTCTCCACTTCGCTCAGGTCTGGGTGCGAAGGGGCATAAAATTCGTATTTGCTCAGCGCGCCGATAGCGATCAGCTCTTTCATCGTCGTCGGCTTGATCAGCTTCTGGTAATACGTCCCCAGCCAAGCCGAGAACGGAGTACCGGACAACCCGATCACTTTCACGCCTTTAGCGGTCAGCTCGTCGATGAACTCCAGCATTTTTTTGCGCTTCAGGTGGGCTTCGTCGATGATCAGCAGATCGATGTTGTCGGGGAAGTCACGGCGGATCAGCGTGTCGGCTGATGCGATTTGAATAAGGCGGCTTGGGTCATAGGCTGGATGGTCGCGCCAGATGTAGCCGATCTCCTCGGCAGGCAAGCCGTACTCAATAAAACGCGTTGCGGTCTGGTCGAGCAGGACGGTATACGGGGCCACAAACATTATGCGCATGTTGCGGCTGATGAACCCGCTGGCGATCAGCGCCGCGATTGCGGTTTTGCCGAACCCGACCGGGGCGTACATCATGAACGAGGCGTATTGCTTCCACGCCGCGCGCAGCATGTTCAGTGCAACTATCTGTTTTTCGCGTGGCTGGATTGTAAGCGTCATCGTTATCTCCTCGTTTAATCGTCTAGCCGTCTAAATGTCCGTTTGGCGTTTTTAAACACTCGATCCCTTAAAGATCTTCTCTCTGGTAAAGCCCGTTCCTTCCCCCACACCCCAACCCGATCACCCCCCTTTCCCCCCTCTTACCCTTCCCCTCTCCCCCGTTTAAAAAAACACCGGCTAAAAAATTCATGCCGCTACCCTGTTTTGCCCCACCAGCGGTGGCGCGGTTGTCATGCCCTGGCCTGCCCGTGAATACCGCTCGACGTACAGCCGCAGGCGCGTGTTAGCCGCTTTGCGGCCTGCGTTCTCCTGGCGGTAAGAAACCTCCTCGGCGTCAAACGCTGTGCGGTAAGCCTCCTCGTAGGTGTGCGCAATCTTCCCGCGCTGCCCGTGCGGTAACTTACCGAGCTGGTCTTGAATCCATGCGGCATCCTCGCGGCAATACACCGCAGGCATGGCGGTTCGAACAAACGATGCAGGCTGCATACGCTTACCCTCCGGTTGTGAAATACAGAGTCCCTACGGCATAGGATCGCGCCACTTCGCTGTGTGGATTGGGGTGACTTCCGCCGGGCAGAACACGCTATAGAGCAACAGGATGTGCTCCTGGAACGTCGCGATCAGGCGGTAGGTATTGGCGTCCAGCGCTTTACGCTCAGCGGCGTCTATCTCGCCGTCTTCGGTAAATTTGCGGACAAGTTCGGAGTGCTTGCCGATGTACTCAATCGCTTCCATCAGCTTGGCGTTGATGTCGTCTCGATCGACGTCTTCAACTTCGGGCAGTCGCACGTTCACGCTGCGAGACTGGCGGGATACAGCGTCAGCAAAGTGGGTATTGCCACCAGCCTGCTGTAAAACCATGAGCCAGCCGATCGGGAAAATTTGGTTGCTGTTTGGGCGAAGACGGTTAAACAGCGCGTCTTCCGTAACCCCCAGCCACTGTGCAGCCTCAGCATAGCCACCAGGCAGACCAGTGATAATTTTGCGGGCGACACTGACCACCCATTCAGGCTGTTTTTCTGCCTGCCAGTCCGGCGCTTTTTGCTGTGACACAGTTGTACTCCTCGGGCTGTGGTTACTTTTAAGCTGCTGATTTTTTATGATCGAGTTCAGGCCAAATCTTTTCCCAGTCATACGGGTGAAGGTCTTTCCTGCTAACGGAGCCACCGGAGTTAATTTCAATAGAAACTGACAACGCGGCTCCTAGCTTTTGTTTTTTACTTATTGCTTTACGCAAGTATTCAAGTGAGGTTTCGCACTTGGATGCAAATTCTCTTTGTTTATCAAGCTGTAAAGCGTTTAGGTATGCTCTCAACGTTTCCATAACGCCTCCTGTATCTGGAAACGAAGTATACCCATGAGTAATTTTTTATCAATACCTTTAGGTCATTTACCTGAAAGTAACTTTGCGTAAGATGGAAGAATGAAAACTGAGACGCCTGACATATTCGAGCTGCGCCGCCTGAAACTTCAGGAACTCGTAGCTACTTTTAAGACACAGAGGGAGTTCGCTGACGCAGCGGGACTAAACCCAACTGTGGTTTCTCGTATGCTTTACCCGGCTGGTAAGCAGCATAAGCGAAACATTGGGGAGCAATCCGCCAGGCAAATTGAAGATGCGTTGGGAGTTTCCAGAGGGTGGATGGATGGTTTGGGTCAAACTTCTATGACGGGGCTTGAAGTTTCACTTCCGAATCGTGACATTTACCGTGTTGAGGTGTTAGACCTCACGGTCAGCGCAGGCCCTGGGTCATTCATGCTATCGGATATGATAGAGGTACTTTCTGCTATTGAGTTCACGACAGAACACGCCAGAGCATTGTTCGGCAGTCGAGCTTCAAAAGACATTAAGGTTATGACCGTTGACGGGGATAGCATGTACCCCACCATCAAATCAGGTGATCGACTTTTCTTCGATGTATCCGTTAGAGAATTCAAGACTGATGGTGTCTATGCTTTTGTTTTTGGTAAAACCTTTCATGTTAAGCGCCTGCAAATGCAAGGGCTAGAGTTAGCGGTACTATCTGATAATCCGATGCTTGAAAAGTGGTATATCCGCGAAGACAACCAAGATCAGTTTTACGTTATGGGAAAAGCTCTTTTGCAGGAATCCATCCAATACAGCAAGTTATGATTAGCCCGGTGCATTGTCCGGGCTACATCCTCAAAACTTTCCTTCTCTAACCAATTTCGCCGCATCACGTAAAACGCCTTTGTGGATTGTATTGCCAACTTCCCTACGTTTTTTTTCAAGATACTCTGACATTGCCGCGCGGCTGACTTCTTCCCCTTTTAATATCAAGTGAATAGCAGCTTCACCGACCTCTCCAGCAATGAACGCTGGCCGTTCATTTTCCCAATCGTTTTCCATTCACCCCTCCGTCACCTGTTCAAAATCCGAGCTTAACACTCATTGCAAGTAAATAAAACAATCATATAAATCAGTGTATTGATAACTTTTCAGATGAAAATATACCCACAGGTATTTACTTATAAATTACTCAAAGGTATATTTCACCCATCAACCCGGAACGCCACCAGCAAAACACCGCCGCAAACGTTACGGGAACGGCAGGAAGCCAACAGGCAACACGCCAAGGGGTGAGCGATGCAATCACTCCCCGGCCCCGAGAGGGATCGACCGGTAACGTTCTTTAAGGAAATAGCGGATTTACCCTGCCGCTGCCAGTGTGGGGCGGTAGGCATAAAACCACTACAGCAGAGGGTTACACGATGAAAAGTTACGACATGGTTCTCTACCGTGAACTTCGTGCAGATGGATTTGCAGCCATAGCAGCGCTGTTCTACGCCCGCAAAGCAAAACGCGGCTATTAACACCCACCGCGCCCTACGGGGCGCAATAGCAGGACTTCCTATGCGCAAAATTGTTTTGACTAACCGCATTCGCCGCCGAGCACGCCGGGAATTGCGCTCACAGCGTCGCCGAGCATTCAAGGCTTATGGCCATTGCAATCAAGCCAGCCTGCTGAATAGCTACGCGCGCTGGTATTTCTAACTCTATCGCGCCATTCGTGGCGCAACAGCAGGACTCGCCATGCAGAACATCTTAACAAAGCGTGAGCGCCGTAAAGCACGCCGGGAATTCCGAACCTTCCGCCGCGTTGCTATCCGAAAATTCGGTAATTGCGATGTTACCAGCTACCTGAACCGCCTGGCGCGTTGGTACTTCTGAAATAAATAGCCCCGGCTGCAGACGCCAATCTTTGCCGGGGCCTGACCAGTAGAACGGAGATTCAACATGATCAACCACAATGCTAACACAATCGTTGTAGACGGTATGCGCGTTGTCCCATCCGTGCAGGCCGTTCGCCTCACCTTCTTTGCCCGTCTGCGCAAAATCCTCTGCCAGAAAGGTCACCCGCTCTAAATCTCTGCTGTATGTAGTCTTTGGCGGCCGCCGAGCTTCAACCAACCCAAAGGAGGATGAAGATAATGTTCGTAGGCGAGCCGCCCTTTTTCATAGAGAGAAGAATTCAGGCATCCATTTAACCGTGGAGGGCGTCACCCGGCCCGAGTTCTTCTCTGTATGTGACGAGGAGAAATAGTATGTCTGAAAGCAAATGCACTCCCTTTAGCCAGCAGCTGGCTTATATCAACAAAGGCACCTTAGACCAGGAGCTTACCGAAGCGCAGGCCGAGGTTATTAAAATGGTTCGCGAAACCGGCAAGAAAGGCGCTGTTACTTTGACGCTGAATTGCCAGATGTTGAACAGCCGCGACGAAAACACGATGAAAATCACCCCGAACGTCAAGAAATCCATTCCTGAACTGGATCGGGCTGACACCATTATGTTCTCAACCGCCGATGGCGATTTAATGCGTGATGATCCATCTCAAGTGCAAATGGATTTGAAAGTCATTGATACAGCCCCCGCCGCAGCACCTATTAAGCTGCAAGCCCACGGCTAATTAATTTAGCCAGCAACGTTAATATTAATTAAGGAAAATAGCATGCAAGAACTTGCAAGCCTCGCTAATGGCTCAGTACGCGAAATTCAGGAATTGGCACTGACCGCGTTCACGCCGAAAACTGATATCCCGGTAGCAGTGGTTCCTGACAACCATGAAGTAAAAACGCTCGAGCATTTTCAGCTTCAACCTTCGCTGATTCGTCAGGCGGTACGTCTTATTTCGGTGTCCTCGCTGATCGCCTACGTTAAAAAGTTCGCTGATCCGCGTACTGCAATCTTCGCCGACAAATCTGAAACCCGCATTGAGGCCGTTTTGGATTACCACTCTGCGGCAAACTCACCAGAGTGGGCAAAGCATCGCGCTGTGTACGACTGCCCCTATTCCGATGAATGGCAGGAGTGGGAATCCCGTGACAAGCGCCCCATGAACCAGACCGATTTTGCAGAGTTCCTGGAAAACCACATCCAAGATATCGCGCCGGTCAGTGATAACTATAAAGGCCCATCCGGTACAGAACTGCTCGAAATGGTGCTGGCTTTCCAAGAGACGCGTAAAGCTGAGTTCAAGTCTGTGCGTCGCCTGCAGGACGGTACGTTCCAGATGTCCTACAGCGATGAAAAGGATGGCTCTGGTAATACTTCCCTGCCTGAAAAAATCAGTCTGGCTATCGCACCATTCCACAACGGCGCGCCTTACCAGGTTGAGGCCCGTATCCGCTACCGCCTGAAAGACGGCGGCTTAGCTCTTTGGTACGAACTTATCGAACCGAAAAAAATCGTTGAGCACGCTTTTACTGAGATCGTCGTAGACCTGGAAAACCAGCTCGAAAACATCCCGGTTTATGAAGGCTCAATTAAATAAAGTGCAGTCTTATGCGCCACCGTGTGTGGCGCATAGTGAAGCATTTTCACCCTCTAAGAATGGAAGATAATTATGGCAACTTTAAGTCAGCGTTATTCTGCAAAAGAAAGCATCGGTTCGGATATCACTACTCGCAAAACGTTTCTGGTTCCACTCAGTGAAATTTATGCTGAAGACGGCTATAACGTTCGCGAATTAAATCAGGCGCACGTTGAAGAGTTTAGGGATGCGTTTATTGCGGGGGAATATATACCACCGCTGGCAGTTGAAGTGACTGAGCAAGGCGTGAAGGTTATCGACGGCCACCACCGCTTCCACGGTGCGCTGTTGGCAAGTGAAGCTGGCCATGAGGTAATGCGTCTTGAGTGTAAGGATTTTGTGGGTACTGAGGCCGATAAAATCGCCTTCATGGTCACCAGTTCGCAAGGTCTGGCACTTACTCCTATCGAACGTGGTGCGGCCTATCAACGGCTGGTAAATCAAGGCTGGACTAACGCGGAGATCGCAAAGAAAGTTAAGCGTTCTGAGTCCGATATCCTCCAGCATCTGCAATTGCAGGAATGCAGCCCCTATATCAAGAGCCTGGTGCGCTCTGGTTCCATTAACTATGCCCTGGCTATTCAAATTAACCGCGAGCATGGCGTATATGCCGACCGTGAAGCCGCGCGCTTGATGAAAAAGGCCGAAGAATCCGGTAAGAAAAAAATCACTAAGAGCGTCGCCCAGCCACAATTCAGCGCCAAGAAAGCCCGTCGAATGCTGGAGCTGCTGTTTGATGCTGTGCCAATCGTGCAAGGCGATACCGATTCACTGATGTTAGCCAAAGGTGTTAAAGACGAGGTCATGCAGATAATTAATGATTATCGCAATGAAGGCCACCAGCAATGAGCATCAATCTGAATAATGCGCCTTTGTGGATTACTGCGAAGGCGCTGGAAAAATTAAAACAGTTCCGCGCCGGTCGATTATTCCCCAAAAGAACCTATGGCAAAAAATACCTGACCTTTCGTGTAAATAAACGCTGGCGCTTACGTTCAAAAGACGACGGCCATAATTGGCTGTTGCTTACCCACAATGATTACAACTGCGTGATCGATAAATAGAGGGAGGTGGAGCGTGGCTAAGCTGACTAAGGAACAGCGCGCAGAATTGCGGGAGAAGTTCGGCGGCCGGTGCGCTTACTGCGGTTGCGTACTGCCAGAAAAAGGCTGGCACGCCGACCACGTCGAACCGGTGATGCGTGAATCGGAGCAGGACATGGCGGCAGCGGCTAAAGGCCTGTTCAAGCTGAAGGCCACAGGCAAGGTATGGCACGAAAGCCGCGACTGCATAGAGAACCTCAACCCGGCGTGCGCGCCGTGCAACCTGTTCAAAACGACCTACAGCCTCGAAACGTTCCGCGAGCAGATAGCAGCCCAGGCGGAGAGAGCTCGAGCATATAGCGTCAACTTCCGCACCGCTGAGCGCTTCGGCCTCGTTGAAGTTAAGGATGCTCCAGTCGTTTTTTGGTTTGAACGCTATCAGGAGGCCCAGCATGGCTAAGCGCGATGACATCTTTAAGGTTGGCGAAGTGTGGCAGTCCCCTCGCGGGACTCTCTACAAGGTGATGGCTGTTGATGGAAATCAGGCAACGCTGCGCCTTGGTTCGTTTGGCGATGACCGAATCGTTCGTCGCTGGGTTCACCAAAACTACGGATGGAAGCTGTGGGCCGAGGCCCAGGAGAAAGCATTATGAAAAACAATATCGTAATTACAGGTCGTGCATTCGTTGAATTTCGCCGAGTAATCAGCGGGCTCGATAACGCTGAAACCAGAGAGATTATCAACAACCACGATTTGGCAGCTCAACAGGTCGAGCTTGAGCATTGCCTTACCATTGTGGAAATCAACGACATTGACATTGAGGTAAATCCGCAATGACTAATTTGAGCGAACTGAACAAGCCGGTGGCGTATTCACTGCGATTTCGGAATATGCATACCGGCGAGCCTGATAAAAAAATCAACGCTAACACCACTTTCTCTACGCTGGAGAAAGCCAAGGCATATGGTCTGGGTAGCCGGTATGTAACTCAAGACGACGGTAAGATAGTTAGCGTTCGTGACCCAGCACAAGACCCTATCGTTGAGCCGCTCTACTCGCAAGAGTACGTCTCCGCCCTGCTGGCAGAGCTGGAGGCGAAGGATAAGCGCATTATCGGGATTGAGCGTCATGTCAAAGACATCGAGGCAACGCTGATATCGGCGACAGACGAGGTTGCAGACCTCACGAACGAACGCGATGAGGCGCGCCCAAGCTGGCTACGCCGGTGCGGTTGCAATCGCCGTGGGTGGACAAAGCAGGCAATCGCTGGCTGCTGGAAGGAGCGACAGCCGATGTAATCCGTGCCAGCGGGTTTGCGGTCACTGTAGAGGGGGGATGCGTAGGATGACTGAATTAATCAAGCCAACGAAGAAAGGTCTGAACGATGGCACTGTTGAATATCTGACTTCAGATGATTGCCGATTTCTGGTAATGCGCGGTGACTATACCGAAGCCGAAATTATCCAGGCAGCGGTAAATCAAGACCAAATCGATAGCGACATTGCTGAGACCTGGGCGCGCACCGCTCGATATTACCAATCCTGGTACAAGGTAAGCCCGACTGGCGGCCAGGATGGTTACGGTAGCTGGCACTACCCACGCGATACGCCGTGCCGTGGTGCCTATTTCGCATCAACATTGTGCTGGGACTGAGGGAGGATGCATGACACTCACGACTCACAGCCAGGATAAATATTGATGAACCATTTGATGCTTGACATTGAAACGCTGGGTAAGAATCCCAGCGCCCCTATCTTGACTATCGGCGCTGTGCTTTTTAACCCGCACAGCGGAGAGCTTGGCGAGCAGTTCTACACCGCCGTAGACCTGCAAAGCGTCATGGCCGGTAAGGCGACACCTGAAGCCGATACGATTATTTGGTGGATGAAGCAAAGCAGCGAAGCCCGCGCGGCTATCTGCGTTGACGGTGCGCCGTCGTTGCTGTCTGCGTTATATGACCTGAATAAGTTTATCCGGGCCAATGTCGCCAATCCTCGTAGCCTGCGCGTGTGGGGGAACGGAGCTGTATTCGATAACGTGATCCTGCGTGAGTCTTACCAGCGTGAATGCGTTCCGTTGCCGTGGGAGTGGTACAACGACAGGGACGTGCGCACTATCGTTGAGCTTGGCCGCGTAGTTGGCTTTGATCCCAAGCGTGATATGCCGTTTGACGGCGAGCGCCACAACGCATTAGCCGATGCTATCCATCAGGCGAAGTATGTTTCCGCAATTTATCAGCGCCTGTTTTCAGGCCACCAGCAAGATTAAATCAAGGGGGGGTCATGAATAATAAAAAAGAAGGTACAGAGCTGGATTTGCTAACCCCAGAAGAGGTGTGCAAACTTATTGGAGGGGTTACTACTAAAACTTTGAGGGATTGGAATAACAATCACCGTCACCGGCAGATTTTAGCGCCCATTCGGTTTACACATAAAGTAGTCCGGTATGAGCGCAAAAATGTTTTGGCTTTTATTGCTAAATGCAGAAGCGTTTATTAACGTTTCTTTCTTAATAACGCAACCTGAGCGAGTATACTAGTCTCATGTGCCTCAAAGGCCAGCCGCTTCAGTGCCATCTCTTCATTTAATATTTCGTCGGAGAAATCATAAAACTCGCCCATAGGGTCTGATTCTTTGTCAGAGTGATGCATACACAATATGCTTATTTCCTTCGAATCACTTCGTGAATAACCTTTATCTCTCATCGTGGCGATAACATTACTCTTCAGGAATTTTCGGCACATTGTATTAAATGCACCTTCTTTCCCCTTCACAGTACCATCATGCCTAATACCTTTCACGGCGTTCTCTGGGCTATAAATTTTTATTAGCTTGTCCAGGGAACGCTTAGAAAATGGCTGTGATGGATCACGCGGCTGGAGGAACACGTAATCTTTGTTGCACCCTTCTACAGAATCCCTCCAGACTTTCTGCTCCTCCAGAATCTGCCGGATGCCTGGTGTTATCGGTAGCCGGAATTCTTTCTGAGTTTTCATAGCCCCGCGCATGCCAATTACCCCAGCCGGATACACTATTTCCCCAGCCTGCTCATTGATAAAACTCCAGCGCAAGTTACTGACGTTGATCGGCCTGACGCCGGTGAGGATCATATACCGCATCGCGTTTTTCTGATGCACTGATTTGGCCGCAGCGATGTTAAGCCACAATCCCGCGATAGACTCAATATCGGTAAACAGGCGTGTCGGCGTTGGCTTCTGGACTCGCGATGATATGTAATCACTCGGCAGACTGGCGGCAACGTTGCGCCCGTTACAGTAACGTGGCGCGCCAAACTTCCATAGCCGTCGCAGTTCTGCTGATAGCTCTAACGCCTGATTATTGGATTTGGTTTCTATCCAGAGATCGAAAACTTCAAGCAGGCGGTTATACGTCACATCGCTGAAAACCTCACGTTCACCGAACGCGGCAGCTATTTGTTTCGTCCGTGTGCAGTAGGTTTTAAAGCTATCCTCCCCCAGCTTTTTACGCTGAACCTTAGCGTATAAGTCCTCTTCATACTCTCTGATAGCCTGCTGAACTGACTCAGCCTTCAAGCCATTATCGGCGATGTCCTGAGCTTTTTCCCTGGCGATCTGAATAGCCATTTCTGGCCACTCCCCCAGTTTTTTACCTTTAAGCCCCATCTTCTTTGGGAACTCAGCGTAGAACGTAACCTTTCCTGCTTTGCTAAAATCTATGCGCAGGTAGTTGTCTTTTTCGTACTTCGATCGCCGAGCTTGGCCGAGGTGCGCCAAAATGATTTTGGCGGCAGCAACACAGATTCTCATGTGTGAGCTTGCATAAGGTGGCTTGCAGTCTTCCCAACGCGCAGATGCGGCCACGAACTCATCATTTTTGGGGATATCCTGCATCTGTGTTACAGTGCGCGGCATTGATATTTCCTTGTATCAGAGGCCACCAGCACTAAGCTCACACATGAGGTTAAATCTGGGGGCTAAAAAAGGCATGTGTTGCCATTCTGTGTTGCTGAACATGGTTTTTCAATGTTTCAAACACTGTATAAATATACACATAGTGCGGAATCGTGCGCAATAACTAAAGCCTATAAATGCATGATTTAAATAGATTAAACTCGTAAGTGATTGATATGGCATTACTAATAACAAAGCGGTGTATCAACTGCGACATGTGCGAGCCGGAATGCCCGAACCAGGCGATTTCGATGGGCGATGAGATTTATCAGATCGATACCGATCGCTGCACCGAATGCATCGGCCATTACGATACGCCGACCTGCCAGCAGGTTTGCCCGATCGACAACACCATCATCACCGATCCGCAGCATCGCGAGACCAACGAACAGCTGTGGGACAAGTTTGTGGTGCTGCACCACGCCGATCGCATTTAA